ACAAGCCATGCAACAAATGGTATCAATCGGAATACCGCTAAAAACAGTACTGCGCAGGCAAGGTTGGTCAGAGAGTGAAATTCAACAGCTTGAAGCCGACAAGCAAGAAGAAGAAAAAGCAAGAGCAACAATAGCATCTACAGCCTTACAGTTAGCAAGGTTAGAACTAGAAACGAATAACCAGCCATACAATGAGTAGTCAACCCTATTACACAGGTGATAAAGACAGCCAAATTATACGTTTAGCTATGGAATACAAAGCCAAGCTGAACAGTGATATGGTTTCAGTTGAAAGAAATCTAACGCATGGCTGGCAAGCCTTAGAGAACAACCTTGTAAACGGATTTTTTGAATTAGAACGTGAATTCAAGGGTATGCCAACAATGCCCGACGAAATAACAATACAATGGTTGAGAAAACAAGCTCGATATAAAACCTTGCAGACCCAAACGACCCAACAGTTAGCAAATTATGCAAACCAAGCAGAAAAAATAATATCAGTTGCCCAGCACGAACAAGCAGGAATGGCAATACGTCAAGCTTACGGTCTCGCAACGATTGGAATGCAAAACCCTGGGTTTACCATGTTACCTACAGGCGCACTCGAAAGCCTTATTGGTTCGCTTTACGAACAAAGCCCACTCAGAGAGCTTTTACTAGATGCTGGTGCTTATGCGTTATACAAAACCCAAGAAGTGCTACCAAAAGAGCTTGCCCTAGGAACGCCATTAAGGGAAATTGGCAGAATATTAGCAAAAGAGAGCCAAATAGGTTTGAACCGCAGTTTAGTTATAGCACGAACAGAAATAATGAGAGCAAGGCGCACAGCGACACACGAACAGTTTTTAGAAATGAAAGACCATATGAAGGGCTGGAAACGCATGGCTAACAAAGCCACAGGTTGTTGTGCTTGCCTAGCGTTAGACGGCATGGTTTACCCACCAGAAGAACCGCTTGAAGACCACCCAAACGGTCAATGTGTAGCTGTTCCATGGGTAAAAGACCAAGACGAGCCAAAGTGGGAAACAGGCGAAGAATATTTCAAACGTTTACCAGAAGCAGAACAGCGCAAAAGGATGGGCAACCAAAAATATGACCTATGGAAAAAAGGTGAATTCAAGTTTGGCGACCTTGCAAACTGGACTCACTCAGACAAGTGGGGTTGGACACCCACAGAAACGCCACTTTGGAAGCTTGAAGGGCATGACAGCTACAACGAAAAGCTAACACAAAACCAACAAACAACCGTTAGCGATGGGAAAAAAGTTGTAGACCAATACAGAAACGTAAAAGCAGACAGCGAACTCAAGCAACAATATGCCGATTATGTTAGAAGTGAACTACCACCTGAGAACCAGCAAGCCGTTTTTGAATATACAGGTAGCGGATACAGGCAAATGAACAATCACCTGAGATTAGGCAACTCAATAGCACCGACCAGAAAAAAGGAAATAGGATTAGTACAAGAAGCCCTTGAAAATGCACCCAAAAACAAAAAGTCATTTATGACATTTAGGGGTGTTGGTGGTGTTCCTTCAAAGTATGGAATAGAAGTAGGCAAGCCATTCAAGGATGCAGGCTTCATGAGTACAACAATAGACGAGTATAAAACGTTTTCAGGAAAGACAAAATTCAACATATTTGTACCTGCAGGCTCAAGCAACGTAGCACATATTAGGGAAATATCAGCATTCCCTTCAGAAGACGAGCTACTTTTTAATTCAAGCTCGCTATTTGAAGTTGTAGACATAAGAGATAATGGCTATAAGTATGAAGTAGACATGATATATTTAGGGAGAGAACCATAATGGCAGACAAATTTTACGAAAAACACAAGAACGATTTAGTGAAGCAAAAACCGCCGACAAAAGAAGAAACGGAAAAGGCACTCAAAAAACTTGAGAAGATACTGAAAACCTTGCAAACAGATAATTAATATGATATAATAATTAAGTGGGTGAGACACCCAGAAAAGGATATAAAAAAACATGACAGACAAAGCCGAGATGGCAAAAAACGCCGATAAATCTTACGAGACGTTTGATGAGTATTTGGCAACAGTTGAAGAACCTATTAAGGCACTTTACGAAGAACACACCAGCGGACTAAAAACCGCACTTGAAAAAGAACGTGAAGAACGTAAAGAACTCAATAGTAAAGTAAAACAGTTGCACGAAAAAGCCGAAAAGGGTTCAGAGCTTGAAAAGCAGTTATCTGAAACACTTGAAAGGCTAGAACAGGCAGAACGAAATTATGAAGCAACGCAAAAGCGGATAAAGTTTGCAGAGCAAGCAAGCATGCCAGAGATTGGATGCACAAACCCGAAAGAAGCCTACGCTTTAGCAATTACTGAAAACCTGTTTGACAAGAATGGAGAGCCAGAATGGAAAGCCATTCAAGAAACAGCACCACAGCTGTTTAGAAAAACAACAACAGACGCAGGCAAGACCGGTTCTAGAACGGGAAATGATATTAATGCATTAATCCGTCAAAAAGCTGGCTTGCAATAGGAGATTTTAGATTATGATTACAAGAGATGATGCCGCCGCCCTTATCCCAGAGGACGCAAGCGCAGAGATTTTCAAGAGTGTTGCAGAAAATTCGGCAGTTTTGAGTTTAGCACGCCGACTACCAAACATGACACGTGGACAACGCCGATTGCCAGTTATGAGTGCGCTTCCTTTAGCGTATTTTGTAGATGGCGAACCCGGTGAAGACAACCAAGACGACGAAAACGAAGATGGTTTCAAGACCAAAACTGGTGCAGAGTGGGAAAACAAGTACATTTATGCCGAAGAAGTAGCCGCAATCATTCCAATAGCAATTGCAGTACTGGAAGATGCCGACTATGATATTTGGGGTGAATTACGACCCTATATTGCGCAGGCATTTGGAACCGTTATTGATGCCGCAATTCTACACGGAACAAACGCCCCAGCAGCATGGCCCGACGACATTGTAACCGACGCAGTATCCGCAGGCAATTCACTTGCCGTAGGTGATGTTGGCGACCTTTACGACGACATCATGGGTGAAGACGGTTTGATTTCACTAGTCGAAGAAGATGGGTACTTCCCAAATGGTTATATTGGTGCAATTTCGATGCGGGGTTCCTTGCGAGGTTTACGAGTTGACACGACCGGCATGCCACTATTTCGACCTGCAATCGATGGTATGACAGGTGCATCGAGTTATTCGCTTGACGGTGAACCGATTATGTTCCCACGAAACGGTGGGCTTGACCCAACAGAAGCGCTTTTAATTTGTGGTGATTGGTCGAAATTGGTATATTCCATTCGAACCGACATTACATACAAAGTGTTAGACCAAGCTGTCATTCAAGACCCAGATACCGGCTCGATTATCTACAACCTAGCCCAGCAAGACATGGTTGCATTACGAATGTATATGCGACTTGGGTGGCAGGTTCCAAACCCAATTAATTTGGTTCAATCGACCGCCGCAGACCGATATCCGTTCAGCGTTCTAACGCCAGCCACATCGGGGTAAGCCAATGACTGTGTCAGCAGATGACCTTTTATTGGTAAAGCTGAAATTAACAGGCTGTGATGGATTTAGTGATGATGAAATCACAGCCGTTATAGAACTGAGCCCAGTAAAAGACGCAGATGGTTACAAGCCAACAGATGATGATTGGACGCCGACCTACGACCTAAACAAGTCAGCGTCAGACTTATGGTTGATGCAAGCTTCAAAGTGGTCTGATGAATTTGATTTCAACGCAGACGGCGCAAGCTATACAAGAAACCAAAAATACGAACACGCATTGACCCAGTCAAGATATTACATGAGCCGAAGCAAGCCAAGCGTAATAACCCTAATAAACGATGATTAACAATTGCGATAAAACCAAAATGGCAGAAGTCCAAGAATTGTCAATGATGGATGAAGGTTATAGGTTAGTACATTCCCAGACAATAAACGATTATGGTGAAGCCATTGAAACATGGGAAAGAGAAGACGACGTTACTGTTTGTGGTCTCGAAATTGGTAGAGGTTCTGAACGCCACGCCCAGCAATTCACAGAAGTGGAGTATGATGCCACTTTACGATTGCCAAAAGATTTCACAATAAACGTGAAAGACAGGTTTGAAATAACGAAATTCAGACAAGAAGCCAAAAGCCTGTTATATTCTGTAGTAACACCGCCACAGCATGGGATATCAGCTATAAGGGTTCAAATAAAAGA